TCAAAAATCCGTCTCGAGATAGACCCCGGCGCAGTCGTAAGCGACGGCAGCGGCTGTCGCGCCGGTGTTCAGGAACAGCCGCGGCGACAGGAACTGCGTCGCGGCGGGGAGGTCGGCGGTGATCTCCTGCTCGAAGATTGCACCGGATACCTCGTCCACCACACGGACCCAGACGGAACTGCCATTCGGCGGGGCGGCGATGAACAGGGTCAGCACACCGCCTGTGGCGATGGCGAAACTTGCGCCCATGTCGGTCAGCGTCGGCGCGCCGGTGCCGTCGTTCGTGACCAGCTGCCAACGGGTGTGGGTGCCGCGCTGGAAGCCGATGCCGATGCAGTTCACCACGGCGGCCAGCGCCAGCGTCGTCGCCAGCGCGGCCGTGGACCCGTAAAGCCCGAAGAACCCCATGCCCGTTGCCTGCAGGGTCGTCAGGGAAATGCGCGTGACGAAGGTCCAACCGCCGAGGCCCGCCGCGTTCCCGCGCCAACAGGCCCAGCCTGCGGAACGCTGGTCGGCAACCGAGTCCGCCACGGCCGCCGAGGTCAGACGCCAGCGGCGCATCGAGGCTGCAAGGTTTGTCGCGGCGAGCGTCGGGTGCGACACGGTGCCGACCGAGGTGATGGGCAGGCCTTCGCTGGTGATCGTCGTGCCGGTCGAAGGCGCCCAGTTCGCGATCCGGTTCACCCCGAAATGCGGCTGGAGCGGGAAGTCCCGCCCCGAGGGGCGCATTACGTCGATCCAAGGCGCCCCGGCGCGGTTGCGCGCATAGATGGAGGCCTTGCCTGCAGGCGGAGGTGACGGCGCGGCCGTCAGGCCTGGCAGAACCGTCGGCTGCGGCAGTTCCACCTGGCCGCTGGTTCGGTCGATCCGGATCGCGTCGAAGAAGGCCGAGCCATCCGGGCTGACCTTGAAGCTGAAGTCGTCGTTGCCGAGGAGCCCGATCAACGCGCGGGCGGAGAAGCCGGTCTTGAAGGCGAAGGCCGCGTCGTTCCCCGCGGTCGCCTTGTTCACCGTCGCCTCGATGCCCGCGCCTGTGTTGTTCAGAAGGACTGCGGGCGTGTTGATCGACAGCCGGTTGTAGCTGTCCGCCATCGCCCCGCCGAGGCCCAGCAACTGCGCGGTCAGATTGGCCTGGGGCATGCCGACCTGCGTCACCGCATTGGCGAAGGTGACGGTCGGCGTGTTGATGACGGTCGTGCCGCCCGCCCCGGTCGTGGCCGAGCCGACGTTGATGACCGTCGTCGATCCGGAGGCACCGCCGGTGCCGAGGTTCACGGTCTTGGTCGTGCCGGTCGTCGTGGCCCCTGTCCCCATGCCGTAGGTTGCGGTGCCGGTTGATGTGCCGATGGTCGCGGTGGCCCCGGACGTCGTCAGCGTGCCCGAGGCGGTCAGCGTGCCGCTGAAGGTCTTGTTACCGGTGAAGTTCTGGGTGCCCGCGAGGATCGCCAGTTCGGACGAGGTATTGGGCAGCGTGAAGCTGCGGGTCGTGCCCGTTGTGATCCCCGCCAGCGAGAAGGTCGCCTTCTTCGTCGGGTCCGCGTCGTTCACGAGACTGAAGACCGCATCCGACACGTCGCGCGGCTCGCCCACGACCTCCCAGGCGCTGCCGGTCCAGACGAGGAACCGTCCCTCGGCCGCGACCCACGTGAGCCAGCCTGTGCGCGGCACCAGCCTGATCCATGCCCCGTCGACCCAGAAGGCGATGTTCAGGTCCCACCCGGCCCAGAGGCCGGTCGCGCCGGAGGCCACCAGATGGCGGTTGCCGTCGGCCGGGCCGGCCGGGGGAGTGGTGCGCGTGCGGTCGAGCACCGAGAGCTGCACCATGGCGTCGAGCAAACGAAGCGCCTCATTGTGCGTGACATGCTTCTGCGCCTGTGCCGCCAGGAGGTAAGGCAGGCCCAAATGGGTCGTGGTGTCGGACATGGAAAATCCCGTCAGAACTGGAGGGTCACGGTCGCGGGCGTGCCGCGGCCGAGGCGGTTCGAGAGCTGGAAGATGCGGAGCGCCAGCGTCTGGCCGGGACCGAGCGGCGCGCCCCAATCGGCGGTCTGCTGGGCGGCGGTGTAGAGGACGGCGGTCGTGCTGCCGGTCAGCGTGCGCTTGACGGTCGACCCGTCGAGGATCTGCACATCGTAGCTTTCCATGTCTTCAGCCAGCGGCACCTCGACCTGCTCCCAGGCATCGGCCACCAGCGCCCGGGAGCGCCGCGTCCAGCGGATGGTGAGATCGCCCGGACTGCGGGCGATCCGCCATGGCTGTTCGACATGGACCGGCGCGAAGGGCACGAGGCCGCGCCCGGTCGGCGTGAAGCCAAGCGCGGCGTAACTGTCATCGCTGACAGAACGCGCGGCGGGACCAACGCGCCAGTTCCACGGCAGGCCAAGGTCGGCCTCGGCGATGGGCAGCGAAGCCAGCGTTGTGTCCAGCACCACGACCCGCGCCCCGGCCGGGGCCGGGTTGCCCATCGCGTGCTCCGTCCCGCGCTGGCCACGCAGGAGGCGGATGAGCCGGTAACGGCCGGGGGCGATCAGTTCGGCCTGACCCGCCTGGACGATCTCCCATTGGCCCGCGGCGGCCTCAATGGCCAGTGCGTTCGCCCCGCCGAACAGCGCGACATCCGTCACGCTTTCCAGCGTCCCCGACAGCAGATCGACCACCAGCGCATTGCCCAGATCGAAGCGCGAGGTGGGACCGGGAAAGAAATCGAAGGCAAGCGTGCCGATCCGGGCCCGACTGCCGAATGTGGTCAGCAACGAAAACCCATCCGTCGAGGCGCTGCGGAAGACCGCGATCTCGCCCGGCCAGGGGCTGGCATGGGCGGCGATCAGGGGGCGATGGGCGGGCTGGTCCTCGGTGATCTGCGGCAGGTCGAGCATCACCACCTCGGGCGTGCCGAAGACGACGGGGCTGGCGAGCGAGGCCGGTCGGGGATCGCCGGGCGGCAGGTCATAAGCGGCGCGGTCCTGACGGACGGCCTCGATCCCGCGCGCTTCGGCATCGGCGACGGAGACCAGCCGGAACTCCACCTCCCGACCGTCATGGGCGAGCCGGATCACATCGGCCGGATCGAGGGCGAGGCGCGAGGGCGGCAGGCGAAAGGTGGCGCTTTCGCGCCCAATCCACGCCTCCATCAGCGCGCGGCGGCAGCGGCGTTCGGCTTCCTCGGGCGGGATCGCCATGGGGAAGGATTCGGAGGCGATGCGCGTCGTGTCGACGGTGATGCGGCGAGCCTCGACGAGGGCGGCGTCGTAATCTTCGTCGGCCCGGGCGACCTGCCACTTCAGGGCCTGCGGCAGTTCGGTCTCCTGGCCGCGCGTCAGTTCGAACGCCTCGCCTTCACGGCTTGCGACCAGATCGTCGATGGACAGCGTGGCGACCGAGGCGCGCCCGCGCATCACGAAGCGGATCACGCCCTCGGTCTCGATGGCATCGAAGCCGAAATGCCGGGCCAGCGTGGAAATCGACGCGCGGGGGGACTCAATGGCGCCGATGACATAGCCCTCGACCGCGCCCCAGACGCCTGAGACGTCGATCAGGCTTTCCGCCAGCCCGGCGCGCAGGCAGAGGTGGCGCACGAGTGCGGCGAGCGACACCGCACCCAGACGACCTGTGAGCCAGTGACCGAGCCGCCAGTTCGGCCCGTCGGTCCAGACGCCGTTCAGTTCGGGGAAGAACGGATAGGGTCGCGCGTCCCAGGTCCAGGCGGCGCATTCGGGGACATGGACCATCCGGCCGCCGTAGATGGACGAGGTCGGGTTGTTCGCCCCTTGGCCCCACCAAAGATAGCTGGCCTCCAAATAGGCGCGCTGGATCGCATCGTCGCGCCAGCCGCGCGAGAAGTAGGGCGTGAAGCTCTCCGAGGACTTCGGGTCGAAGAAGACGTTCGGTTGGTTCGTGCCTCGGTCGATGGCGGGACAGCCCAGTTCCGTGAACCAGACCGGTTTCGACTGCGGCACCCATGCGGTGGGCGTGCCGCTTTCCACCCCGCCCGGCCGGTTGAAATGCAGGTTCGACCACCAGGCGCGGAGATCCTTGTAGCGGAAGACCCACGGTTTGCCTGCGCTGCCATCCGTAATCGGGGTGCGGATCTGCGCCGACCGGTCAGCGGACGAGGCGTAGAACCAGTCGAAGCCTTCACCACCGGCGATGTTGGCCTGCAGATAGCCCCGGTCATAGATCGCGGGCCAGCCTTGCAGGGCATCGGCATGATCGAACCCGTCGCGCCAGTCGGAGAGCGGCATGTAGTTGTCGATGCCGATGAAATCGATGTTGGCATCCGACCAGAGCGGGTCGAGGTGGAAGAACACATCCCCCGTGCCGTCCCCGGGCTGGTGACCGAAATACTCCGACCAATCGGAAGCATAGCCCACCTTGGTGTCCGGCCCGAGCACCGCCTTCACGTCCGCCGCCAGCGCCTTGAAAGCGGTGACGGCGGGATAGGCGCTGGCACCCGACCGGATTGTGGTGAGGCCGGGCATTTCGGAGCCGATCAGGAAGGCATCGACGCCCCCGGCCGCTTTGCACAGATGCGCGTAGTGCAGGATCATCCGGCGCAGCGACCATTCCCCGACCGGCCCGGTCCAGCTGACATTGGTGCCGGACACGCTGAAGTTCGCGGGCGCCGCCGTGCCGAACAAGGATGAAACCTGCGTTGCCGCTGTCGCAGTCTTGTCGACGGTCCCTGCATAACCTGCGGCTGGCGAACAGGTGATCCTCCCCCGCCAGGGGAATGTCGGCTGGCCCAAGGCAGCGGCATTGGCGCTGTAGGGATCGGGCTTGGTGTTGCCGGGCGGCACGTCCATCAGCAGGAACGGATAGAAGGTGACCCGCAACCCGCGCTCCTTCATCTCGTGGATCGCCTGCACGACTGCGAAATCCGCAGGCGTGCCGCCATAGACCGGACGATCCTCCGCATCTCGGCTGACCAGAAACGCGTCTGCACGGCTGACGCCATTCACGACCCAACTCGACGGTGTCGTGGCCTTGGTGCCCACCTCGACGCCCGGCCGCACATTGCAGTTCCCGGCGCGCAGATCATCGCCAAACCAGGCGACGACCAGGCTGACGCTTTCGACAGCAGGGGCCATGGCCTGGAGACGATCCAGTGCCACGACGATGTCGGCGGTGTCGGAGATCGCGTTCAGGTTCTCGGCCACGGTCGCGCCGCCAGCGCCGGTGGATTTCTTGACGGGCGCGGTGGCATAGCTGAACTCGCCCGAGGCCGGGATCATGGTCACGGCCTTCACCAGCCCCTCGGCCGTGTCGGGATCGGCCAGCGGCCGGAACACCTCGAAGCTGAGCTGCGGCAAGCGGTTGCCGTAGGTTGCCAGCGGCAGTTCCTCGAAGACGACGTAGGCCGTGCTGCGATAGGCGGGGGTGTTGGCGGCACCCATCTTCGCCGAGATGAACGGGTCGGCTGTCTGGGTCTCATCTCCGGGATACCAACGCCAGGTGATGCCGGTCATGTCGAGCGGCTTGCCATCGGCCCAGATGCGCCCGATGCCTGTGATCGGCCCTTCGCACAACGCGACGGCGAAGGACGCATAGTAAAGGTACTCGGTCGTCCGGACCTTGCCGCCGCCGCCGCCCTTGCCGCCGCCCTGGGTGGTGGTCCTGGTCTCCTCGCGGAAATCGGTCGCCCAGATGATGTTGCCGCCGATGCGCATGCGCCCGTAGAGGCGCGGGATGATCGCGCCCTCGGTGGCGGATGTGATGCGCAGGCTGTCGAGGCGCTGGCCCTCGATCTTCTGAGCCGGGGCCAGCGAGGACACGATCCAGCTATCGACGACCGAACCGATGGTGGAGCCGATGAAGCCACCGATGGCTGCGCCGGAAAAGCCGAGGATCGCGCCGCCGAAGGCCCCGCCGATGGCGGAGCCGACAGCGCCGAGGACAAGGGTGGCCATATGGAAATCTCAGCGTGCGGGGAAGAGGAAAGCGAAGGCGATGCGCCGCCCCCAAGCGGGCGTCAGCGGTTCCTCGATCACGCCGAGGCGTTCATAGGCGTGGAGGAAGGTGTCGGGGCCGGTGAGGATGCCCACATGCTTGGCGATGGCGCGGGGCATCATCCGGAACAGGATCAGCGCGCCGGGCGCGGCCTCGGATGGGGCGAGTTCCGGCATCATCCGTCGCGCCCCTTCGGCCAGCACCTCCCGAGGGCCGGTCTCGCCCCAATCCCGGCTGTAAGGCGGGATCGGGAACGGCTCCGGCCCGACCACCTCGCGCCAGACGCCGCGCGCGAGGCCGAGGCAGTCGCAGCCGACCCCGCGCAGGCTGGCCTGGTCGTGATAGGGTGTGCCGAGCCAGGATCGCGCGACGGCGATGACACGGGCGGGATCGGCGGTCGGAACTGTCACGATCACAGCACCGCCCCCTCGTGCCCGCCGTCCTTGGTGGCGTAGCGCAGCCCGTTCGGCGGGCAGACAGTCCCCCGGACTGTCTGCTTGTCCGCCTCACCCTGACCCGGAATGTGCGTCACAACACAGCGCCTTCATGGCCACCGTCTTTGGTGGCGTAGCGAAGGACTGCGTCCTGTCCTGGGATATGTGGAAAGCCGCGAAAGCTGGCGACATTGGCGAACTTCGTCCCGCAGGTCGCGATACGCTTGTCGCAACCCGCCCGGACCACGAAAGCGTCCGTCGCCGTGATCGGTCGCACCGGCGCTTCCAGCAGGGTCAGGATCGCCACGCCGTCGACAAGGTCTTGGGACAGCACCTCGACGCGCCGCCCGGCATTCGCACCGGTCGACCATTCGACCAGGCCCAAGGCGAACCACCCCGCCGCGAAGCTGGCGAGGCCAGAGGCCGTGAAGGCCCTGTCGCGCAGCACATCGATGACCGTCCCGCTGCCCTTGAAGGCCGGGGCCTCAAGGTTCACGCCGCAGCGCGCGTCACCCAGCGCGGCATCGCAACTCGCCTGAAACGTCCGCCCCACCGTCTGGCCAAGGACATGGGCAAGGCTGCGCACCTCGGCTACGAAGGCCAGCCGCCCGCGCCGGATCTGGCCGATGGCCCCGCGCCGCAGGAGCACGCGCTGCGCCGGGTTCGCCCAGTTCACCCGCCAGACCTCGACCGCCGCATTGTCCCATCGGCCGTCGAGGATGTCGGTCTCGGTGATGCGGTCCGACGACAGCACGCCTTGGGCATCCTGTGCATCGACTGAGAGGTCGGAGCCCGAGCGCACCTCTGACGCGGTCAGCCCGCTTTCCGGCTCGAACTCGGTCCCGTCGAAGTTGAGGGTCCGGTCGTGGTCGGTGAAGCCGAAGGTCACGCCATCGGCCCGGATGATCCGCCAGCACGAGGCGAGCGTCGTCGTGCCCTCGTCGAGATGGGCCTGCAGCGCGGGCGGGAGGGACTTCATGGCCGGTCTCCCCGCGCTGCAGCCACACAAAGGGCGACGACAAACATGCCGATGACCCCGCCCACGACCATGCCCGCGAGAAACTCAATCATCGCCGCGAAACCCGCGTTCGATGCGGTCCCGCAGGCCGATCAGGCCGAGACCGAGCGCGATCAGCGCGGCAGGCGATGCGTCGCCGGAGCCTGCCAGCGTCGCGACAAGGCGGGCGAGATCAGCCAGCGGACCGGTGGCGGGCAGCGCGAGGGAGGCGGCACCGGTGGCAAAGGCGAGCAGCCCTGCCCACCAGGTGAGAGACGTCGGACGGATGTAGCGCATGGGATCAGGCCCTCCGGATCAGGGTGGTGAAGAGGTCGGCCAGCCGGGCGAGCCAGCCGGAAGGCGCTTCGGGCGTAGGCTGTGGGACAGACGGCTGCGGCACGGACGGCAGGCGCAGGAGCGCGAGCGCTTCTGCCTCGGTCAGGCGGCGGACGGGGCGCGAGAAATCGACGCGGCCGCCGCGGTCCACGGACCAGACAGGGATCGTCCCGCCGGGATAGCGTCCGTGGCGGAAGAGGTCGCGCTCGGCCTCGCGACGCGGGATGATCGATGCCGGTCGCCGCCAGTTCAGAAACGCGTCGGCGGCTGCAACGCGATTTCCGGCGTTGAGCGCCTTCGTCAGCGTGGCCCTGGCGATGGCGCCGGTGTTGTAGTGGAAGGAGACCAGCGCATCGAACTCGTGCGGTTCCAGCGGCACCTTCACCGCGCGCAACACCTCGGCCTCGTAGGCGGCAAGGTCTGTGCGGAAGAGTCGGAATGCCTCGCGGATCCCCGTATCGAGATGGGCGGGCATCCCGCGGGGCATTTGCGCCGGATCGGGCGGCCCCGCGGCGGCTGTATGGCCGATGCCGAAGGTCCAGACCTGTTTCACATCGAGATAGGGTCCGGGCACGATACCCTCGTGCCGGACGAGGGCCAGAAGGCCCCGGTCTGTCATGTGCATGGGATTACCTGAGGAGCGAGAGGAGGAGGATCAGCGCGGCGATGGCGAGGCCGATGCGCAGGCGGTGGGAGAAAGTCTGTCCTGGATCGCCCGGGTCGCAGCGAAGGGCGCGCGCGCGGCGGAGAAGGTCATTCATCGTCCGCCCCTCCCTGCGCGCCGCGCAGCCGGGCGAGGACGAGTTCGATGAAGGCCGGGCCGAAGACGCCGACCAGGTAGGCGGCCGAGCCCGCCGCCCCGCCCGCGGGGATCGCCTGCGGCGGCAGGGCGAGCCAGGCGGTGACGAGCGCCATGGACAGGCTTCCCATTCCGGCCGCGATCAGCCCGCCGAGCAGGATGTGCCGGAGCGCGTCGCGCAGCCGCATCCGCGTGGTCAGGGCGTTGGTGGCCCCGCCCAGTGCGCCCCAGGCGGCGAGGATCACCGCCGTCGAGGCTGCAAGCTCGCGCAGCACCGCCGCCAGGAATCCGGTCTCGTCGTTCATGTGCGGATCTCCAGCAGCGGGATCGAGGTGATCGACCCGAGGCGTTCGAGGTCGAGGGTGACGTCGAGGGCGTCAGTGTCGAAGCGGACGGGCACGTCGAATTCGAAGCCTGCGGTGATGGCGACGCCTGCGGCGGGGGCCGTGGTGAAGGTGACGAGGCCGGTCGCCGAGGAAACTGACCAGCCGGAAGCCTGGGGCGTGCCGTTCAGGGCGATAGTCACCGTTCCGGCCACCGGCTTGGTGATCGCCCGCGTCCAGGACTGTGCGCCGGAAGCGTAGCGCTTGGTGAGCTGGAACTGGGTGGCAGACCCATTGCCAGTGCCGATGGTTTGGTCGCTCGGACCCACCGTCTGTGACGGCAGGCAGGACTTGAAATCGGCCCAGTCCTTGAAACGAAAGCCGTGGAGACGGCCATTGCGGGCCTCGAAGAAGGCCACAACTGCGGCCAGATCGTCAGCGCGGCGGATGCCGTAGGCCACGTCGTAGCGGCGGCGCGAATTGGCCCAGCTCGCGTTGCGCTCCTCGACCCCGCTTGCCAGCTCGACGATCTGGGTGCGCCGTTCCGGGCCGCCGCGCGCCCCGCGGCTGATGTTGTCCGGAAACCGGACCTCGTGAAAAGCCATCACATCCCCCTTCGGCCCAATGACACAGCGCGGGCGATGTCGCTCGCGACCTGCGTGCGGGACTGGCGGAAGCTCTCGGCGTCGCGGGCGTTGATCGTGACGTTGACGGTCGAGGCGCCCGCCTGGCCGAAACCTGCCGCCTCGCGCCGGGACAGGACCCGCTCGCCCCGTTGCAGGATCGCGGGGACCTCATCGGGCCGAAGCCCGGCCCAGCCGCCGTTGTGCATGCGGGGGGCATTTGCAAAGGCCAGGGCCGGAACTATCCGGCCGGGACCGGGGGCGCCGACCATCCCGCCCGCATGCAGGATGTTCGCGAAAATCCCACCCGCGCCGCCCAGCGCGCCGGAAAGAGCGTTCGCGATGGGGCCGAGGATGAAGCGCCGGGCAGCGAGCTTGGCGAGGTCGGCGATCATCGATGTGACGAGATCGCGGAAGTCGAGCTTTCCGGTCTTCACGAAGTCGCCGATGGCGTTCTCGGCGCTCTGGAAGGCCCCGACCAGCGCGCTGCCGATATCCCCGCCGATGTCGCGCGCCTTGGCGGCATAGTCGGCGAGGGCTGCCGTGACGGCTTGCCAACCGGTCAGAGCCTGCTCGGCTCCTGCGGCGGTGTCGGACCCAGCCTGCCGCCCGGCCGCACCGGCGCGACCTGCCGCCCCGCCGGTCTCGTCCAGTTCGTCGCCAAGCGACCCGGCTGCGGCAGCCGCGTCCGCCAGAGCGGTCTCGGCATCGGCCCCCGTGCCTATCACGGCATCCTTCAGCGCCTGCCAGCTGGCGAGCGGCCGACCGGCAGCATCAGCCAGCTTCCCGGCCGCTTCGCGATAGCCGTCGGCTCGCGCGCGGGCATCCTCGGCCATCGCGCCGAGGCCAAGATCGGGCGGCTCGAGGTAGGTTCGCGCCAGCGCGGCGGAGAAGGCATCTGCGGCGGCGGCACCGGCTGCGGTCGCAGCCCCTTCGAACGGGTTGCCGATGCGGCCGAGCTCCACCGGGTCGAGAATGCCGATCCGCACGCCACCTTCGCCCGTCGCCCATTCGGGCAGGAGGGCCAACGCCGCGTTCAGGGTCTCGATGAAGCTGTTGATGCGGGTGACGACGCCGTTCAGCATCGCCTCGACGCCCGAGATCAGCCCGTTTGCGGCCTGGAAGGCGAAATCGCCGATGGCACCGGGCAGGCTGCCCCAGATCGCCACCGCCGCGTCATAGGCGCCCTGAAATATCGCCGCCGTCCGGTCGCCGAAGCTGACGACGCCTCCGATGGTACCCTCGAGGGCCGAGAGACCGGCCGCCTTCAGGCCCTCCCATCCGGCCGCCATGCGGGCAAGCGCCGCATCCAGCGACAGGCCGATGCGGGACCAGACTTCGCGGGCCAGATCGCCGAGCAGGCGGAAGGCCTCGCCCACCCCGCCGACGCGGGCCACCAACTGCGAGAACTGATAGACCAACTCGCCCGCGCCGACGATCAGGGCCCCGATCCCGGTCCGGATCAGCGCCCCGCGCAGGAACACCAAGGCCGTCGCAAGGCCCCTTACCGACAGGGCCGCAGCCGCCATGCCAGCCACCCAGCGCCCGGCCATGACCGCTGCGAAGGTCGCGGCATAGCTGGCCAGCCGCCCGAGATTGTCGAAGAGCGCGCTGATCGCCTGCCCGATGGGCCCCGTCGCGCGTGCCATGTCGGCAAGTTTTGTGGCGATGGTCTCCAGCGCCGGGGCGACGGCGACTGTCAGCCGGTTCACGAGGCCGGTCCAGATCAGGCTCAGCCGCGCGATGGCGTCGCCCGTCCGCTCGATCTGTGCCGCATCGGCCGCGCTGACCGCCACCCCGAAGTCCTGCACATCGCGGGCGGCATCGCGCAGCGTGGCGCTGTCGATCCGCAGGAAGGCCAGCGCCGCCCGGTCTCCGAAGAGGTCCGAGGCCACGGCCGCCCGCTCGGCCTCGGGGACGAAGCGGTTCAGCGCGTCCTGAATGGCGACGATACGCTGGTCGAGCGGCAGCGCCTGCAGTTCCACCGCCGTCAGGTTCAGCCGCCGGAGCGCACCGACGGCCGCGCCCGAACCGCTGGCCGCCTCGGACAGCCGCGTCGTCAGCTTCTTCGTCGCCTGCTCGATCTCGCCCATCGAGACACCCGCCAGCTCTCCGGCCCAGGTCAGGGACTGGATGCTCTCGACGGTCGTGCGCATCGATTGCGCGAGTTTCGCCTGCGCATCGATGTTTGCGAGGCCCGAGCGGACCATCGCCACCCCGGCCGCCGCAGCCGCTGCGGTGACGGCCGCCAGCGCGATCCCGGCCCGGCGCGCGAAGCTGGCGAGGCGCGTGTTGGCCAGTTCCATCTCGGAGGACAGCCGGCCGAATCCTCGCGAGCCAGCCTCGCCGATGCCCTCCAGTTCGGCGCGAACCTGGCGGCCGCCCACGGCGGCAAGCCGGACAGAAACGCGCTTCTCGGCCATGGGATCGGGGCTCCGGGTGGAATGGGGTCAGTCGCGGTTCGCCGCGATCTGCTCGTTCACGCGGCGGACCATCACCGCCTCGAGGGCGGGCAGCAGTTCGGCGATGGCGGGTGCAGAGATGCCGAGGGCCGCGCCCAAGGCCAGCGCCGCGCCCATGTCCCAGCCGATGACCGCACCGGGGATGACGCGCATCTGCCCGCCAAGGCGCTGCGCGAGGTCCCAGACCTGCGCGCCTTCAATCGTTATCGGCCGGTTCAGCCGTGCGGGGCAGTCGAGACAGGGTCCCGCACAGGCCGCGCAGTAGCCTTCGCCCCCGCCGAAGGACCAGTCGGCAAGGGCGCAGAGGCGTTTTTTTCCGCGTCCAGCAGGAGGGCCTTGGCGACGTACAGGGTCTGGAACGCCTCGAAGGCGGGCCAGAGGTCGAGAAGCACGTCGATGGCCTCGGGGCTCGGCTCGATGGGATTGCCATCGGCGTCGCCGATCCCCTCCCAGTCGAGGATTGCGCGCCGGGCCAGCGCCTTGGCCATGGCGAGCGCGGCTTCCTCGGTCGCGGCCCCCTCGGGCAGGTCGGCAATCGCGGGATCGCAACGCGCCGAGACCATCAGCGCGGTGGTCAGCGGGCGGAGCCGGACGCGCACGCCGGGGATGAGGTCGCACCACTGCGGCGCTTTGGTGAGATCGAGGGTCAGCATGGCGGGCCTTCTCAATAGGTTGCGACGGTGTTGACGAGGACGGCGGTGCACATGCGGGCGGGGCTTGTGGCTTTCGCGGCCTGCCAGTCGAAGGTGGCCTGGATGCCCTGCGGGCCCGGGATCTCGATGCGCGGGCGCGGCAGGTAGACGGCATGGGCAGTGAAGGTGAAGCTGGCCTCGGCCCCGAGGCTCCAGGCGAAGACCAGTTCGCAAGGTGTCCCGTCGATGGCCTGCGTGATCAGCGCGGTGTCGGCAAATCGCACCTCGACCCGGCCGGTCAACGCGGCCATGCCGGGGTCGGCCCCTTCGATGCGACCGTCCGAGCGGATGGTCTCGATCCGGTCGAGTCCGTTGGAATAGGTCACCTCGGCCGAGATGACGTTGCCGAGCGGGGAGCCATTCCGGGTGATCGCCCCGTTGAAATGCCCGAACCGCTGCAGCGCCAGCGAGGTTGGCGTGCCAGCGGCCGTGGCCGCCGCGACGTTCTCGCCCTGCGCCACCAGCCGGGCCGTCGCGGTCAGCAGTCCCGACCGCGCCATCTGCCAAGACAGCTGATCGCAGACGCAGCCGGTGTACATCGCATAGCGCGGCACCTCCGGCATCGCCGTCTCGATGGCCATCGACGGCAGGGTCCAGTTGCCGGACTGAAAGGTGTGGGTCTTGGGCGTGGTGCCGGTGGTCGTGGGCTGACCGAAGGCCGCCTTCAGCCAGAGGCCGAAGTTCTCGACGTCGATCGGCACCACCACATCGCCATCGGCGGTGACCGCGTCCTTGATCGGGGCCAGCGGGTCGCGCCCCTGGCCCAGCAGTTCCGAGGCGATCAGCGGCTGCTCGGAACCGAGCGTGGTGCTGGCGAAGGGCAATGTCCGGTAGCCCGTGGCGGGCGCGGTGCCATAGACGGTCTCGAACGCAAGCGCCATCTGCGCCCGCGCCCCATGGGCTCGTGCCATCGTGTTCTCCTGTCGTGAATGGGGTCAGGCCAACGGATCGGCCGTGGAATAGTGCAGTATGACCTGGATCACCGCCGCCTTAAGGCTGGCAGCACCTTCAACCGGAAGATCGACCGGGCGCGGCGCTTCGGCCTCGACCCAGTCGCAGAAACCGCTCAGCGTGCGGTCAGCTGCAAGCGCCGTGCCGATACTAGCGCAAAGGGAATCGAAGGCGGCGTCGCGGGTGGCGCCCTGCACGACCGCCTCGATCTCGGCCCGGTGCTGGTAGTGATAGCGCAGTGGCGACAGCGTCACCTCGGGCTCGCCCGGTTCGCCGTCGCGCAGGATCACGAGGCCTGCGGTTGGGATGCGCTCTGGCAGCACGTCACCGCGCAGGGCGGTAGCGGGCAGCGACGAGAGCCGCGCGTGCAGCGCGGCGAGGATGGTTTCGCGAGGAGTGGGCAATGATCTTGAACCTTCGACTAGCTGCGACGCTCAAAGCTGGATGTTTCGACTGGCGCTTTCTGGGAAACTAATGCCACTCAAGACTCTGACAGCTACGATTGGGAGGAACGATGAAGCAGTCGGACGTTGATGAGGCACTTGCAGTCCTTTACTTGCGCTTGAACGGGTACTTCACCTCAGGGCTTATCATTCACTCAGCCGAACATGGACAAGCCACGACAGAAGTGGACTGCGTTGCTATACGAATGCCGAACCATAAACAGACTGATCGGGTGGTAGGTGATGCGCCTTTCCTAAAGATCGAACCCGGATTAACCGATTTGATCATATGCGAAGTCAAAAGCGACGCCTCGAACGTTACCTTCAACAATCCACTCAAGACAAACCGGCAGGCGATTGAGGCACTTCTTGAGTGGAGCGGGGTACACTCGAATGCCGGCATCGCAAGCGTTGCAGAGAGAGTTCAGCCGCTCTTCGCGGACGACGCCAATATCGACCAAGTCATTTCAGGTATCGTTGACGAAGGTGTGCGTGTTCGCGGGTTACTGTGCTGCCCAACCAGTGCCCCCGGCAACGGTGCTCGTTGGCTGCTAGATGGGGCCGAAATACTCCGGTATGCCGAGGAATGCTTTAACCCAGCAGAGCTACGCGAGACTTGCTCAGTCCGCTACAATTTCCAGCAGTGGAGCTATCCGCTCAACCGGATTGTCACATGGCTCAAGGACAAGAAACGCCAGGCTCCGGCAACAGTGGATGAATTGTACAAACACTTGGAAGTTGTTCGGCAAGCATAAACCTAAGACCTTGGTTCCACCCACTTTTCCACGATCAGCCCCGGCACGGAGTCATGCGCCCGCTCGGCATCCCGCGCGAGGTCCAGACGCTTCGGCAGTTTGACCTGTGGCACCAGCAGGAAGATCGGCGCGGTCACGAGGCCTCGGCCGGTTTTCGACCGTGATGCCACGGCGCGGCCCTTCGTGTTCAGCCGCCCCTCCGCCACCAGCAGGCTCGGACCCCGGCGGCGATAGATGAAGCGCAGGCGCAGACCGGTGTGGCGCTCCCACTCGTCGGGGGTGATCCGGCCGCCGCGTAGGGACTTGCCTGCGGCGGGCGTGGGGATCGCCAGCCAGAAGCCGTTCTTAGAGCGGATCAGCGGGCCGGTATCGTGCGCGCCGACGATGACCGGGGCGTTGGACCAGACGACGGCGGCCGCGTTGAGGCTGGGCGTGGCCTTGGGGAACTGCTCCGACCGGATGGTCCGGGCGAGCCGGGCCCCGAGCCCCGCGCCGGTGATCTGCAGCCGCCAGGCGGCCTTCAGCCCTGTCCCGGCCTCGCGGATCGCAGCCGACACGGCCCGCTCGCCCGCCGCGACCTCGGCCGCCATCATCGCGACGATGTCTGGATCGATGTCGAGCTTCAGTTTCATCGCGGTCACGCCGGGCGCAGATCGACGGTCCAGACCAGCCGCTCACGGTCGCGGACGGGCTCACCCTGGATGAGGAAGGCGTCACCGTCGATCTCGATGCGGTCGCCGGGGCGCGGGGCTGGCACCTCGGTCACGCGCAGATCGATCCGGGTGGTCTCGGACCAGAGCCGCGCGTTGCCGAAGTCGGTGACCGTATCGGCACGCCGGGCGACGATACGCACCAAAACGGGCGCGCCGCCATCGGCGATGTAGACCGCATCCCGGCCGATGTTCGGATCGGCGAAGAGCGCGCCGATGGCGGCGGCGAAGGCGCTCATCAGAAGGCCCCGTTCAGCCGCACCCGGCCGATGGTATCGCCCGCGCCGCCCGCCACCGCGACCACGGCCACGCCGATCAGGGTGTTCGAGGTGGTGGTCTTGGTCACTTCCTTGGCGGTGTTGTCCCAATAGACCTTGTCACCTGCGGCCCAGGCTTGCGAGGCGACCTTCTTCAGGTCGTAGACGCCGGTGAGCGCGGCCTCGACGGTTTCGCCGAGGGCGGCGGTGCCTGCCGCCACGCCGAAAATGGATCCGACGAGCAGGCCATCGCCGGAGGCGACGGCATAGGGCGCGGTCAGGGTGACGGTGTTGCCGGGCTGGACGTAGTTTTTCATGGGGGTGATCCTCGTGGAAAGACGAAGGGCGGCCCGTGAGGACCGCCCGTGTGTCAGGGTTCGACATGGGGTGCGGGTTACGCACCCGGGTTCTTGTAGAGGCCGCGCCAGTCGATGGCCTTGGCGCCGAAGTCGAGACGGCACTTGATCTCCACCCCATCGACGTCGAAGCCGTTGCGGGTCTCGATATAGGCGCCCTGCTGGCCTTCCAGATAGGCGTATTCGATGGTGTCGATCTGGTTGGGCGAGGCCGCCAAATACCAGGAGGTGGCGCTTGCCGCATCGAGGCGGGGCTCGCTGATCGGCGAGAGGGTGCGGATCGACTGCGGCACGACCTTGGCGCTGTCGGCAGGCACGAGGTTCTGGGCGACCAGTTGCTCGGCCTTCAGTTCGAGGGCCGCCGGGACGATCAGGAAAGCGGGGCGGATGTTCAGCACCGTCTTCTTGTCGAGGCCAGTCTGCAGCGCCATCGCCGCGCGGGCCGCCCCGACACTGGCCACGTCCAGCGCGGCGCCCGTTGCGGCGAGGTTCTTGTGCGTGGTGTGGAACAGCGCGTTGCCGTCCGCCATGGCCGGGTTCGAGGTGATGATGCCCCAGACCACATCGCTTTCCAGCTGCGCGATGGAGTTGCCGTACATCGCCGGGATCCGGGTGAAGGCGTCGAGATCGTCGTTGATCAGCACCTGCCGGGTGATCGCGACGACTCGGCCATAGGTCTTGACCCGGTAGCTTTCCTTGCTCTCGCCGAGCGTGCCGCGCTTGAACTCACCGCTTTCCCCCACTTCCAGCAGCTGCGGCGCCTCGCCCAGCTGGACGCGGTGCATGGACTTGAAGTCGGTCGCCAGCACCTGGCGGCAGAAGAGTGCGAAGGTCCGGGGATAGGCGTCATAGGCCTGCCGCAGCGTCTTGTTGGTGACGGCTGACAGGATCTCGGGGAAGTCGGAGGTCGAGTGCAGCGCCCGCGTTGCCACCCCGTCGCGCGACAGACCGCGGGTGTTGACCCCGGCATTGCCGAGGCTTTCGCGGGCCAGTTCCAGCAGGGTCATGCCGCGATACTGGCGGGCGGCGTCCTCAAGCGGAAAGAGCGTCGGGCTGTAGCGGTGCAGGAGCGCGTTCGCCACGGCTTCGCGGCGGGTGATCCGCTCGTCCCGGCCGCCGAGGGGGACGGAGACGTGCGGAAAGGTCCGGGTCTCGTCGGACTTTGCGGCGACCTGGTCTAGGATCAGGCGGCGGGACTCGTCCACGCTGACGCCGCGCTTGACCAGGTCCTCTGCGAAGCTGCGCTCGAGGTTCAGCCGCCCAGTCAGATCGTAGATGGTGGAGACGCGGTCGCGCTCCGCCTCGCGGGCGCGGGTGGCGATGGCCTCGCTGTCGGGTGCGGCAGCCGGTTCCGGCATGCGCGCGGCCATCGGTTCGGGGTTCTCCGGGGCCGCGACGGGCTGATGGCGGGTCTCGGTCATGGCGGGGACATCCCCGGCCACAGTGGTCGTGCTCTCAGGCATGGATGCCTCCTTTTGCATGCGGGTGTCGACGATCTCGACGGGATAGCTGGCCTGATCCGCCGCACGCACCTGCGCGCGGGGATCGGCGGGTACGGTCACGAAGCTAACCTCGAGCGGGGTCCAGCGCTCGACGATGCGCTGCTCGACCTCGCCCTTGGCGGCGGGCTCGACCACCTTTACCCGCTCGATGGAATAGCCGACCGAGACGTTGCGGATGATGCCGTCGCTGATCAGGCCGAACATGCGGTCGGCGGCCTGGTCCAGACCCTCGCGCGGGAAGCGGATGGTGGCCTTCCCTTCCTTGCCCTCGATCCAGGCGCGTTCGACGACGCCGACTTGAGAGTGCGAGGACCAGACCGAATGGCTGTCGAGCGCCGGGGCCCCGGCATTGAGGCGCGTCAGGTCCACCGCCCTGTCGCTCACCTCGAGGACTTCATCGAAGGGCACGGATGTGTCCCAGCCGGTCCAGCGCCGCCGTCGGACGGCCGCGCCGGTGGTAAACACCACGTCGACCGAGCGCGCCTCGGTGTTGACGGTCGCGGGCAGGATGGGCGCGTGCCGCAGCTGCATCGGCAGGGCGACCGGGGCCGCCATGATCGTGTCGGGCATGGCCTTATTCCTTCTCTGGTTCGGATGCGGGGACGGCCGGTTCGCTGGTCGGCCCTGCGGTCGGATCGCCCGCCTGCGCGCTGCCGGTCTTGGTGACGCGCCGCGGATCGCTGTCGAGCACGAGACCGAGGCCATCGAGCTTGGCGTTGGTCGCGGCGATTTCTGCCAGCACCGCGTCCGGGTTGTGGCCCTGCCGCGCAATGGCCTGCGCCAGCGTCATCGTGCCTGTGCGGATCGCCAGCAGGTCGGCCATCGCATCCTTGTAGGGATCGACAGCATCGAACTTGGGCGGCGACCAGTCCACCGGTACATCCGGCGTCGGGATCTGGCCCGCTGCCCAGGCGGCCTCGGTGAACCAGCGCCAGACGGGGGCGCAAAGCATCGGGATGAACAGCTGCCATTGCACGGCGTCGATCATCCGGCGAAACTCCACGAGCCCCGCCCGGATCGAGGAATAGTTGACCTGGCTGAGATCGCCGGTCAGCAGCTCGTAGGGCACCCGAAAGCCCGCCGAGATCGTGTGAAGGCTCGCCCGCTTGTATTCGCCGTAGCCGCCAGTGGCGGCGGGCTGGTTGAAGCGGATGTCCTTGCCGCCCCGCGCATAGGCGATCAGCCCCGGCTCGAACTGCTCGACCCGGTTGCCGTCCGCATCGACCACGGAAGGCGCGATGCCCTGCTGTGCCTCGTCGTCGCCGAAGACGATGGCGGTGACGCAGGCCTCGGTCTTCTTGCGGACCAGCTCGGCCACCTCATAATCGTCGAGATCGCGCAAGCTGCGGATCACCGGTGCGCCCCAGGGTACGCCACGTGCCTGCGTCCGCTGCTTCTCGTAGATGTGCGCGATCTCGGTCGCGGGGACCGGGCGCGATCCGAGCCCGCCCTGCAGCGCGCCCCAAGCATCGCCAGGGTGTGCCGCGTGCAGCCAATAGGCCCGGCGCTTGCCGACCGGGTCGAACTCGATCCCCTGCACCAGCCGCCCCGCACCAATGGCACCGGATTTCGTGGCGTCGAGGAAGTCGGCCTCCAGCACCTGCAATTGCAGCGGCACCGGCAGTCCGTCCGAGGATCGCCGCAGGCGACGGCGCACCAGGACCTCGCCCGCCTCGATCATTTCGCGGCAGATCAGCGTCTGCAGCCCGTAGAAATCCAGCTGGCCGTCGGCATCGCAATCCGCCGTCCAGCGTTCGAAGATCGCATCGACCTTGCGGTCCAGCTTGTCGTCGCCACTCGCCGCACGCGGCATGATGCCCGCACCGATGATGTTGTTGACCAGCACCGCGACGGCCTTCGCGGCATGCGGGTTGTTGCGCACGAGATCGCGCATCCGGTCGCGCAAGAGCGCCCCGGCCACGCCGATCTCGGTGTCGGCCGAGGATCCCGGCGCGCGCCAGCCGTCCGTCCGCCGGCCCTTGGACGCGCCGTCATAGCCACGTGTCAGGCTCTCGAAGGCCTGCCGTGCCAGCACGCGCCGGGCCGCCACGCGCGGTGCCACCGTGGCGATGGCGTGGTCGAACCAGTTTGCCGACATCACCGGTCCCCGCGGCTGAAGCCTGCCAGCCCCGCCACAGGCAAGGGGCGGCCGACTCCTGCGATGGCCCGCTCGATGGTCCGGATGCGGGCGAGCAGATCCTCGGCCGAGCCGTAGTCGACCGATTTGCCGTCATAGCTGACCCGGGTCGTGCCGCTGGCATAGGCTCGGCGCAGCGCCGAGAGCTCGGTTTCCGTCCAGTCGGTCATGTTCAAAACCATCCTCCGCGCCGTCCCAGCCAATCCGAGCGGCGCTTGCCCTGCGGGGCCTGTCCCGGCCGGTTGATCTGCCCCGCGGGATCGGTGTCGGTGGGGGCGGCCCCGAGCTGATCCTCGAGGTCGCGCCATTTCTCGTCGGGCCAGCGGTCCGCGCCCGCGATCCAGGCGGCGGCGCGGGCATAGACCCGGCAATCCAGCGCCTCGTTGCGTTCCCGCAGCTTCTGCCATTCCAGCCGGGCAAAGCCGCGTTTGGTGCGAACCGTCACCAGCTGTTCGGCCACGAACTGCTTCAGCCATTCGTTCTCGACCCAATGCGGCAGATGCACCGAGCCGGGCGGGAATGCCGCCCCCTCGGCCATGTCCTCTTCGGTCGGCCGTTCCAGGCGCAGGAAGCGGTAGGTCTCGGCCTTGAAGGTCGACACCGCCACAGTCCAGAGCCGCGCGCCGCGCCGCAGGCGTTTGCCGCCCTCGGTCGCGTCGACGAATGTCGGCCCCGAGACCGGGCTTGAACGGTTGAAGCCCTCGACGCCCTTCACCGGCGACACCTGCCCAAACCCCTGCGCCCGCGACCAGGAATAGACCGCCGGGGCCTCGTAGCCGGTATCGACCGCGAGCCGCGCGATCCGAAGATGCGCGCCGCGCTCGTGCGGCCAGCTTCGATCCAGAAGCGCGGTCAGTTCCGACCAGGCATCATGCCGATCCGGCCCGCCCTCGATCACGACGTGATCGACGAGCCAGCTTTCGAGCCCGCGGCCCCAGGCCCAGACATCGACCTCGATCCGATCCTTTTGCACGTCGGCCCCGGCGGTCAGGAACAATCCGCCCGCTGGCACCGTGCCGGATGTCCAGCGCTCGCGCCGGTCGTAGAGCCGCTGCCAGTCCGGCGCTTCCCCGGTTTCGACCCATGTCTCGCCAAGGATGGTGTTGCGGAACGCCTTGATCGCCTCGTCCGACCCTTGGGCCGCTTCCCATGACCGCACGATCCGCTCCCAACTCAGCCAGCCGATCGGCGAGTACAGCGCCGACAGGTGATACCCGATCGTGGTCGGATCGGCGGCAACGGCGGTCGCCCGCCATTCGCCCGCCTCAAGCATCGCCGTCTTGTTGTGTTCACCGATGGGCTGATCACAGCCCTCGCAATGATATTCTGCCGTTTCCGGCCGCCCCTTCTGCCAGCGCAGCCGGTCGAACTTCAGCCATTGCGCATACCCGCAATGCGGGCACGGCACGAAGAACCGCCGCTGGTCCGAGGCCTCGTATTCCCGTTCGATCCGGCTCAGCCCCCGGATCGTCGGCGTCGAGACCAGGAACACCTTGCGCCGATGGGCGAAGGTCAGGGATCGGGCCTCGGCCAGCGTAACCGGATCGCCTTCCTCGTCGGCCGAGGCCGGATAGGCATCGACCTCGTCCAGAAAGATATAGCGCGCCGGAGTCGAGCGCAGCCCAACCGCCGAGTTCGCGCCCGTCATGATCAGGATGCCGCCTGCGAATTCCTTCGACAGCATCGTGTTGCCCGCGTCCCGCGACCGGGCCGGTTTGACCCGTTCCCGCAGGTCGGGGCTTTCGTCGATCAGCGGGTCGATCCGCTGGCGCGAGTTGCGCTTGGCCAGTTCCACCGTCGGCTGGACCGCCAGCATCGGGCCCGGAGCCTGGTGGATGGCAAAGCCGATCCAGTTGTTGCCCGCCTCGGTCGCGCCGACCTGTGCCGCCTTCATGAACACGATCCGCTGCGTGGGATCGCCCGGCGACAGCCGGTCCATGATCTCGCGCATATAGGGCGTGCGCACCGTGCGATACCGCCCCGGTTCAGCCGATGCGCGACCCGACAGCATCCGATGCCGGTCCGCCCATTGTGACACTGTGAGATCGGGATCGGGCGTCAGCCCCGCGCCCCAGGTGCGCAGGATTTCTGCTGCGCCGTCGAAATCCGTCAGGCCGCCAAGATCATCACTGTCATCACCGGAAATCGGGCCGGACCTCGGCAAGCTCGTCGAGGTGGGCACGGACATGTTTCTCAAGGACCTTCTGCATCGCGGCTGGCTCGACGCCCAGATCGGCCGCCATCAGCGCCGCCGCGCGCGCTGGCCAGTTCACCCACGCGTCCCGCACCTCACGCGCCAGGCGGAACACCAGCGTCAGCGCGCGCGCCCGCTCGATCAACTCCCCCTTCAGCTTTTGCAGCCGGATCCGCCGTTCCTGCGCCTTCAGCACCTCGTTCGCGGTCTTCGCCTGCAGGAAGGTCGTGCCGCCGCCCACCGCCGGGACTGCCAGTCCCTGTTCGCGCAGCGTGTCGCCGACGGCCGCCACCGCCGCCTCGGGGACGGGCTTCAGCTTCGGTTCGGGTGGCTTCCGGGTCTTGGACAGGTCCGTCGTCTCGGCACGCCGCACGTCGCTGGCGGCCGCGTTGATGCTGCCGTCGGGATAGAGGACCAGCCGCTCGGCGGCCTTGGCCTTCTGGATCGCGCCGCGCGACAGCCCGACATGGGCGGCGTACTGGCGCTCGCTCATGCCCTGCATCGACGGCTCCGATTATCATTCAAGATCATGTGCTTATCTCGTTGATTAGCGTCGCGGACAGAGCGAACGTGTCTCCAACGAAACGATGCAACTCACCACGGAGCCACCAGAATGACCCGCCGCGCCACTGACAATTCCAAGGCCCTCGACGCCTTCATAGCAGCGAAGTCCGAGATCGACGCGATGCTGGAACGCCTCGCCGCCCTCAGCGCCGACCACTTCGAGACCAACCCCGACGAGATCAACTGGGGCCACGTCGGCACCCTGAACCACTACCGCGCCAAGCTGCGCGAGATCAGCGACAGCGCCTTCAGGGAAGGCGAGCACGCCGCCTGACCAACTACAACGCCAGAACTCTCGCCGCGCGCCCAGCGCGGCTTTGGGTCGTAGGAGGGCCTCGACGGTCGCGGCCCCGATCAAGGAGACGACCCGATGCCCCAGATCCAGCTGACCGATACACAAGCCGTCATCCTTTCGGCCGCCTGCGCGCGCGACGATGGCGCGGTCTTTCCCGTCACCGCCAAGCTGAAGGGCGGCGCTGTCGGCAATGTCTGCAAGAGCCTCCTGAAGCTTGGGCTGATCGAGGAAATCCCCGCCACCGACCGCAACACCGTCTGGCGGCACGACGAGGCGCGCGGCCCGATCACCCTGCGCGCGACGCCGCTGGCACAGAGCACGCTCGGGATCACCGAGCGCGAGGCCACCAAGACATCAGCGGAAGTCGCCACCGCACCGGTCCAGCGCCGGAAAGGCACCAAGCAGGAAGCCCTGATCGAAATGTTGCGCGCGTCGGGCGGCGCCACCATCGAGGAGATCGCAACCGCGCTCGAATGGGCGGCCCACACTGTCCGAGGAGCCATGGCAGGCCCCCTGAAGAAGAAGCTCGGGCTCGAGGTGACCTCCGAGAAAGTCGAAGGACGCGGGCGGGTCTACGCCCTGAAATAGGTACCGCAGCCCTCGACACGCATCGGAAAAGGCGCTATATTCGCACCTAATTCGATGCGCGCCGGGAGGCCAGTCATGAACATCACCAAGGACATCAGCCCGCTGACCGAGTTCAAGCGGGATTCGGCGCGCCTGATCGCGCAGATCAAGGAAACCGGTCGGCCGCAGATCCTGACCGTGAACGGCAAGCCTTCCGTCGTCGTGATGGATGCCGCCGCGTGGCAAGAAATGCAGGACCAACTCGACTACGCCGAGACCGTCGCCGGGATCCGAAAGGGTCTGACTCAGGCCCGTGCCGGTGAAGGCACCGATGCGGGCACGTTCTTCGACGGCCTTGCCCAGACGAAATGACGTCCCCTCTCCCGGTGATCATCACGCCGAATGCGGCGGATGATCTGACAGCGTCATGGGTCTGGCTGCGCGACCGCAACCCAAGGGCGGCGGACGAATGGTTGGCGGGGATCCGCGACACCATCCTCGCCATTGGCGCGATGCCGGAAGCGCATCCGATTGCCCCGGAGTCGCGTGAATTCGATGTGGCCGTCCGCCGCGCGCTTTACGGCAGGGCAACCCGCTGGCGGATCTACTATGCCGTCATCGACGAGTCTGTGCGGGTTCTGCACGTCCGCCATGGTCGCCGGAGCGATTGGCAACCCTGAACCGTTCGAACAGCCGCCGCAGGAGGTAGCCACGGACCAAGGAGACGCCGACAAAGGCGAGACCTATCGTGAGATGTTCGGGAAGCCCGGTCTCAAGGCCGAACCACGGGAACACCGCGATCTGCGTCGCGATTGCCAGCCCGTAGCCGACGATGGCATTGGTCGCCGCCTCGATCAGAGAGGCGACACGTTTCTGCTGCAATGCTCGACCCCTCCCTTCAGGGCTGCGATGGGAAGCGTGGTTTCGGCATCGCGATACGCGGCTGCGACATCCACGATGATGACCGTCCGCGCATTCTGTTTCAGCGCGGCGAAGATCTCCGCTTCGGTGACCAGCCCGACCGCTTGATCAGACTGGTTCTCTGCACAGTCCGTGAACAGAAACCGACCGGAAAGTTCAGAGACGGAGGCCATTCCGGTAAGATCGTCCCGGAGCCTGTCAGTCAGTAGCGATATCGCCTTCATCGGTAGCGCCTGCTTGCGCAGGGTGCCCATCACCGCGAGGCATGCGAGATCGCGCCAGTCGAACCGTCTTTGCTCACCGGATCGAACCGCCACAGAGGGTCTAAAGTGCCCGCGCGAGATCCACTGGCTGATTTCACCGGTCGTCACGGCGCAGGCAGCAGCGACTTCATGGATCGTCCATGTGGTCATACCTGCACCTCATCCATCGGCCAGCAATTCAGCCGCAAGAGTTCGCAGCGCATGCGCCGCAACCAGCGGGACCACGCCGTTGCCACAGAGGCGAAGCCGGTCCACCCGGTGGGCCAGCCCATCAGCGCCTCGACGAACAGCGGGTTCAAGGTCCGGCGCGGCTCGGAGGTATCGCTCCCAGCCATCGGCGTCACCAGGACCTGGCGGCCAAGCAGGCCATTCACCGGCGTGTTCGCCAGTGTCGTCGCCCCGTCCTTGTGATCGCGCGCCGTCGGCGTCATCCACATCCCTGCCGCGAGGTTCAGGTCGGCCGTCCGGCGATTGCCCGCACTTGGCTTGCAGCCGTCGTTCGCCATCGGCGTCGGCCAGTCCCGCGCCATCCGGTCCAGACCCTTTTCGTCGCGCCGCTCGCCACCCCGGCTGCGGAAGCTGTCGATCTGCGGCGTCGGCCATAGCGCAGCCGTCGTCGCGAGGTTCATCCCATGCTGGCCCGCTTCTTGCGAGGGCGTCGGCTTCGTCTGCCGGTTCTCGTTGGCGCTGGCGCGGGGTGTCGGCCACAGCCGCAGCAGTTCCGTCCGGTTCGCGCCACTCGACCGGGTTCCAGAGCAGGCGCGCGGGGTCGGCCAGTTCGTCTCCTTCTCGGATGGCGAGAATGAACAGCCGCTCGCGCCTGTGGGGCGCGCCGACTTCCGCCGCCGTGAAGAGGCCTGCCGCAAGCTTGTAGCCCATGCCGACCAGTCCTGCGGCGACTTCGGGGAAGCCGAGGCGGAGATGATGGGCGACATTCTCGAGGAAGACGAAGGGCGGCTCGACCTCGCCGATGATCCGGGCGACATGCGGCCAGAGGTGGCGTGGGTCGTCCGCGCCCCGGCGCTTGCCTGCGACGGAGAACGGCTGGCACGGATAGCCCGCAGTGACGATGTCCACCGCGCCGCGCCACGGGCGGCCGTCGAAGGTTCCAATGTCGTCCCAGACAACAGCCTGATCCAGGGACGCGTCTTCCAACCGCGCCACGAGAGTGGCTGCGGCGAAGGTTTCCCGTTCGACATGGCCCACAGCACGATATCCGGGGAGGGCGATGGAGAGCCCGAGGTCGAGACCGCCTGCGCCGGAGCAGAGGGACAGGCCAAAGAGACATGGGTCTTCGGTCCCGGAAGCGCATCCGGAGGAAGGTAAAGCCAGGTCATGCATGTCACGCGGCGGTCTTGCGCTTGCGCGCGGGTTCGGGGGCGGCGTCAGTGTCCGGCACATCGGCTGGGGCCCCGGCGTCGTCGCCCAGCCGCTCGGTCCTCACCTCAGCGAAGGTCCGACCATCGCCATCGAGGATCGCGTCGCGCCCGGTCTCGGCCTGCCAGCGTTCCACGGCGACATCGACATAGGCCGGGCTGATTTCCATCGCGAAGACGCGGCGGCCATTGGCTTCGCCCGCCATGATCTGCGAGCCGGAACCCGAGAACGGCTCGTAGCAGAGGCCGCCCCGCGCCACATGCTGGCGCATCGGGATGCCGAATGCGTCAAGCGGTTTTGGCGTCGGGTGGTCGGGCCGGTCGTCCTTCGCAAAGCTGGGCAACGCCCATGTCGAGGGCAGCGTTTCCTCGGCCACCTTCGGCGGGCGGTTCGGACGGCGCCAGCCCATGAAACAGGGTTCGTGTTTCCACAGGTAGTGCGACCGGGTGAGGACACCGCGGTCCTTCACCCAGATGATCTGCTGATGGACAAAGGCCCCAGCCTTTTCCCAGCAGGCTTCTAGCATCGCCTGGCGGCGGGAGGCGTGCCAGCAATACCAGGCCGCGTCCTCGGTGATCGCCTCGGCCACGGCCGCCGAGATGAAGCCGTCATAGAGTTCGGCGCCCTGAGAGCTGTCGTCCCAGGTCGTGCCGTAGGACGCGGACCAGTCCTTGTTGCGGGTCGGATGGTTCGAGCCGTCGTAGTCCACCAGATACGGCGGGTCGGTCGCGAACAGGATCGCCCGCTCGCCGTTCATCAGGAGGCGCACGTCAGCTGCGCTGGTGCTGTCGCCGCACAGCAGGCGATGGTCACCAAGAATCCACAGGTCGCCCGTCCGCGAGGCCGGATTGCGTGGCGGTTCGGGGATGGTCACCGGCGGCACGGAGCCCCCGGCGCCACCTTCTTCCCCGTCCCCCTCCGGCACGAAGGCCAGCAGCTTGTCGAGTTCGCCGTCGGAGAAACCCACGAGCGACAGGTCAAAATCCTCGGCCAGCAGGTCGTTCAGTTCCGCCGACAGCAGCGCCTCGTCCCAGGTGCCGAGTTCGGTCAGCTTGTTGTCCGCGATCCGATATGCCCGCCGCTGCGCCTCGGTCAGATGCCCCAGCACGATCACCGGCGCTTCCGTCAGCCCCAGCTGCGTTGCCGCCAGCACCCGGCCATGACCCGCGATCAACTCGCCATCCTCGCCGACGAGGCAGGGCACGGTCCAACCGAACTCGGCCATGCTGGCCGCGATCTTGGCGACCTGGTCCGCGCCATGTGCCTTGGCATTGCGGGCATAGGGCTGGAGCTTCGCCAGCGGCCACATCTCGATCCGATCCGGGGCAAAGCTCAGCGTCATCGGCGGTTCATTCCTCGGATCAGGGTGGATACCCCTGGTTTCCGGACTCCGGGGTCCAGACTGGACTCCACGCGGGGTCCAGCGGCCACCAGGCGTGTCCAGCTTCAAGGGTTGGATTTTGCGGTGTTTCAGACGAGTTCAGGCGGCGCTGGCTTCCGGGTGGCTTCCCAAAAATCCGGCCCTGTCGCTAGCGATGTGCCGCGCTTCGCCCGCCAGCATACGAATGTCGCCAGGAAGGAACCGGGAACTGCCGTGGGGTGGACCCCGGCCGGACCCTCGCTGGATACCGGAAGCCAGTGGCCCCCTGCCCCGCGCGCTCCTCTCCCGAGCATATCAACTTTCTAGCCCGGGAGAGGGCTTTCTGTCCCTTCGAAAACTGTCCGGCGGACAATTTTCTACCTGGCGCGAGGGGTTACGCGCCACTGGCCAGTTCGATCACGCGCTGTTTCGACAGGTTGCGGTTGAAACGCCGCTTGTTGAGGGTGAGCGCGATCACCGCGAGGCCGAATTGCCAGTGCTGATGCGCAGCCGACCGGTGCAGCCCTGCCGACCAGCAGATCTCCTTCCACCGCTCGCCATGGGCTTTCATCCAGACGATGCGGCCGTCCAACGGCTCGAGGCACGCAGTCCAGGTCAGCGTTTCCTCCATCCGGCTGATCGCCTGCGGCGATGGCAGTACGCGCATCGGTTTGGGTTCCTGCCCGACCTTGTCGCCAAAGCTGTGAAGGACCGCAGGCCAGGTGCTGAAGTAGCCCTGCCTGCGGGGCTCGGGCAGACGCTTCAGGACGAAGGCGGCTTCGGCCAGCCGTTCCTCGACCAGCGCGGGGGTCCAGACGGTCATCGCTGCACCTCCCGCCCGCGGGTGGCCGGGCCATAAAGCTTCTCACCCAGCTGGCGCACCAGTTCCCGTTCGGGCCAGGTCAGGCGGTGATCGTCCAAGGCGACGGCCAACACGCGCTGTTCGCGCCAGCCATCACGCTTGACCTCATCGGGATTCCGGCGACGGCCGCCATACCCCTTCGGTGCAAAACGCATGCCCTTCATTGCAGCCCCCCCTTGGTCTCGAGCGCCCAGAACAGGATCGCGATGGCATCAGCCTCGTTGTCATCGGCGGGACTGAAGCCCCTTGCCCGGGCGGCGGCAATCATCGCCGCTTTGTCAGCGTTGCCCTTGCCGGTGGCGTGCCGCTTGATCGTGCCGACCGGGACGCCCTCGTAGGGCACACCCCGCAATTCCGCCCATGCGGTCAGTGTGGCCATCAGCCCGCCATAGACATGGGCGGCGTCGGTTGCGGCGTGGCGACGGACCTCTTCGAACCAGATGGATGCGATGGGCCCGGACAGACGATCCAGCTCGCCCAACCAGTTGGTGAACCGCAGATAGCGCATGCCACCACCATCGAAGCGACCGGGACGGAAGGAGACGGTGCCACTGGTGATCAGCCCATCAAGGCCATGCAGCGCCCACCCCGTCGTGGTGCCGAGGTCGAGGGCCAACAGGGTGCGGCCGAACCGGACGGCGGTCGGCAGATCGGGGATGGCCACATGGGGTTGGGTAGCGAAGGTCAGGTCAGCCATGGGTGGTCTCCTCTTCTGGTTGGCTGCTCGGTGGAAGGCGACATCGGGTGAATGTTTCGGAAGGTCGGGGCTGCGGTTGTCAGGTCGGGTGATCGGACCAGCGACAGGCCCCGCGCGCGAAACCCCTGGGGGTGGGCGAGGGAGAACCCGCCTGCGGCGTTCTCCCCCACCCCCGTAGGGGGTGGTTTCACCCCCTAAACTTGGAACACCGATCAAGACACTGACAGGAAACGGAAATTCCAGTTTCGGGAGGTGGGTTTCGGTCGATCCTGCCGAAACTGGTTGCAGCGTAGCCGTTGCGCCATCCGCGCAATCCTGCAGGGGCAGTTTCGGAAGCGGGCCGAAACTGGTCACAACTTGACCCTGCGTGGTCCTGCGTGAGGATGGCGAGGCAGTCTCAGTGGCGGGGCCAATCTGGTTCAAACTGGTCCCTGCGCATTGCCGCGCAAAGCAGTTGTCGGGGGCGATCATGGCCGTTCCCCCTCGGGATAGACCCAGACATGCGGGTTCTCGACCTCGAGAAGCGCGCCGGTCTGAGGCGATTTGTAATGGGTCGGCAGCACCGCAACGCGGACGGGCGTGACTTCGCCGGTCTCCGGATCGACCTCCTCGCCGCCTGTAGGCATGACCATTCCCTCGACGCAGAGGTATCCGAAGCGCGAGCGTGAGGGCCCAAGGCCATAGGGCGCTGCGTTGCGGACGAACTTGACCGCGCCCTTGGTGGCCTGCACGGCGATCCGGTCGCGGATGGCATCCTTGCCGCCCAGACCGCCCTTGTTCTCGAAGACTTCCGCAAACTGGTTGACGGTGTAGAGCCGCCCCTCGGCCGCCTCCTCGAGCAGGATGGACAGGATCACCTCCTGCTTGCGCACGCGCTCGGCGTCGTATTTCGCGCCAACCTCGGCGCGGACCAGGCGCTCGTTCATCGGGTTGATCTCGACCCACTGGCCGCCAACCTTGTCGATCAGCTTCGAGGGCAGCGCCGGGCCATTCCTGAGCTCGATCTCGAGCTTGCGCTCCGGTGCGTCCTCGTCCGGCCGGTGCAGGATCAGGCCGGAGGTGTAGAACCCCCTGAGCGCGCTGGCCCCCGACAGGGCGAGGAACGGATCGTCCTTCAGCTGCTGTTTCGACAGCTTTCGCGTGTGGTGAACCAGGATCACCCCGCAGGCGGGGTTGATGTAATCGCGCAGCACCTCCACCCGGTCCTTGAGGAAAAACATCATGGCGGTGTTGTCGTTTTCGCCGCCGCCATCCGGACCACCATCGAAGAGGTTGCGGATCGGGTCGATGCAGATGATGTCCGGGCCCGCATCAGGAAAGGCCGCCTGGATGGTGCGCGCCACGCGCATGCTGCCCTCGGTGTCGAGAAGCAGCTTCAGCTTCGGCGTTACCACGAAGGTGTCGCGTGCGGCGGCCAGAACCCTGGCGGGCAGCGCGATCTGGCCCAACCGCTCGCGCAGGTAGTGGTACTGGATCTCGGCCTGAAGGTAGAACACGCGCAGCGGGCGTGGCGGGGTGAAGCCAAGGAAAGGCTGACCGGCGGCCATATGCACAAGCCAGCTGATCGTCAGATCGCTCTTGCCGACCTTCGGCGCACCACCCAGCACCAGCAGCCCGCCCGGCGTCAGCACGCGGGGCGCGATGATGTCCTCGGGCATCGGGCTGGTATCATCCAGCAGCGCGCCGAGCGTGAAGGTGGGCATTTCACTGGGTGCGGGAGCTGCGCTGTCGAGGCGGACCAGCGGCGGCCCGTTCTTCTGGACATGCAGATCCCAGAGCCGCTCGGATTCGCGCTGAAGGCGCTCGATCGGCCAGGAGGGCCGCAGCATGGCGGCGTTGTAGCCGCAGATCGACTGCCAGCCCTCGTCCTTCGACATCCGGCCTTCGTGGACCATGCGGATGAAATGGCCGATCGCGGCCGATGCGCCTTCGAACCGGGACCAGTCGTCCTGCCCGCCCTCGCGCACTGGGGTCACCAAGACATCGTCGAGGCGGGGCTTGTCCGGGGTGACACTGCCGCTGGCGACCATCCCGGCCCCCGGCAAGGGCGGCATTTCGGACACGCGCTCTGCGAACTCGTCGAGATCAACCTCGATGGAATGATGCTCGCGGATTTGCACCAGACGCTGGTTGCCATGCTTGTGATAGACTGTGCCTGCCACTCTGATCGGCTGGTGCGCAGACCGGAAATGCGTGTCGCCGCCGACCTTCAGGGCAATCTCGCCCCGCAGGCGGCAAAGACTGGCCAGCGCCGCCCCCTCGGCGGGTTCGGTCATCTTCCACCAGACATGCAGTTTGCTGGCACCTTCGGACGTCCGCCCGCCGCTCTCGATGATCAGGGTGGGTTGACCCAGATGACGCAGCAGATGGGCGAGCTTGGCGGGGATGTCGCCCGCGTCGAGATCGACGACCAGCGCCTGCATTTGCAGCACTTCAGCAGCTTTGGCCTGTCCTGCCCCGGCGACCGTGCCGGGGATCACGTAGACGGCGGCCCCTTCGCGCCAAGCCCAGTTGGCGAAGGTCGCAAGCTTGCCCGGTGCTGTGGCGTCAGCGTCCATCCAGACGTTGTGAGGCCGGCCCTCCTTCCCCTGCCCCATGTCGACAAAGCCTCGGACCGGGATCTGGCCCTCGCACCAGCCGAACACGACATCGAGGAACGTCGCGATCTGGACCGGGTCAGGCTCTACGCCAAACGGATCTTCGGCCGCCGGGGCGTCGTTGAAATCCTGCCATGGGTTGAAGTGGATGATGTTGTCGTCGCTCATCCGGGCAGCCCCCAGCAACGCGCGGCCCATGGGCAGAAGCGGCATTCGAAGTAATCGCGGTTGGTGGCGATGCGGGGCAGCAGCTCGCCCGCATCGGTCGCCTGTAGGATCCGGACGCCCCGGTCCGACATGCGCTGCGCGAGCCCTGCGTCGAAGCGCACAAACTCGTGGTGCAGTTCGGCGGTGTCCTTGTTGATCGCCGTGAACAGCGCCGGATGGGCCGAGATACCGGGGACCGTCCCTTCCATGTAAGCTTGGTAGAGTGCCATCTGCGCGGCATAGACCGGCTTCGCGACGGCGACCCCGTCCTTGACGCAGGCCCGCCAGTTCTTCGCGTTCATGGTCTTGCATTCCCAAAGCGCTGGAACGCCGACGCCTAGCGGCGCAGGTGCCGCGGCGATGATCCCGTCGACGTGCCCCCGGATGCGGCCACCAGCGACGGAAAAGCCGAACTGTTCGCCATCGGGGCGATTGCCCTTGCGGGTGTAGAGGTCGAGCCCGGCCGCGCGCAGCCAGCGGATGGCCAGTTCCTCGAGCTGGTGGCCGATCTCGAAGATCCGCAGCGTCTGGCCGCCGAAATCCGCGCCCTCATCCTTGGGCGCGCCCGCGAATTCGAACTGCAGCGCGCGCTCGCAGGCATGGCCCAGCCGGGATGCGCCGAGATAGGTTCGAGGTGGCGTGGCCTCGCGCTCGGCGATCAACGCGGCATCGATGGCAGCGTTGACGCGCTCAGCAATGCCGGGGCGGTGATTGTAATCCAGCATCAGAACGGCACCTCCGCCGTGGCGGCGATGCGCGACATCTCGGCGCCGTAGCCCTCCAGCACTTCCTCGATCAGAGCGGTGACCTCGGCCGCCGTGAGATCGCGAAGCCGCTTGTCCCAGCCGATCTGGTCCATCGTCTGGCCCAGACGCTTCATCACCAGCGCGATGGCCTCGCGCTCTTCGTCGGTCATTCCCTGCATGGTCAGTCCTTTGCGATGGCGGGCCGCGAACCATGCCTGGCAGGGCATCGAGCAGAACCAGCGATGCTTGCGGGGGCGTGGTTTGGCGGGATTGAAGAAGCCGAAGCCTTGCGCGGGGCGCAGGCAGACGGCGCAGGGCACGAAGCGTGGGTGCCAGAGGCGTGCACGGTCAGAAACCTGGTCGGGTGCAGATGCGACTTCCGCGACATGGTTCACGCCGCCCTCCCGATGTCCGGGCTGGCACGGCCGACGAGCTGGCGGATTTCGCGCTTGTTGAAGCCGAAGGTCATGAGCGCCGAGGCGCGATAGCGGGTCAGGCCATAGTCCTGGCGGAACTCGGGCGGCAGGTACTGGAGCTGCTTTTCGGTTGCCGCCTGCTTCAGCCAGCCCTTGGATTTGAAGGCGCTTTCGTCGGTTTCGTATTCGTTCAGCCAGTCATCGGCCTGAGCGAGGCAGACCGTCCGCTCGCCCACGCCCAGCAATCTTGGCGCACGACCCTTCGCGCCGCCCACCGCGTGCCAGCGGCCATCCAGAAAGAAGATCCCGCCCCAGGCATTGAAGCCGTTGGCCATCAACGCCGCGTCATCACCGAAGAGATCGACCCATGCGAAGCTTGACCGTTTCAGGAGGTCGATCTCGGACATGATGAAGCCCGAGAGCGGGGTGGCATCCTGGCCTTCACCCGGCTCCTCCACGTCGCGGGCGAACACCTCGCCGCAGAGCGGGCATTCCATGGCGGCCAGCGGGATTTCAGCCTCGCAGGCCGGACAGGTCTTAGTCGGCGCGTCACCGGACTCGGTCTTGCCGTCAAGATCGACATCCTGTTCCAGTGTGCCGTGGATCAGGCTCGATGTCCCGAAATCCAGCACGATGCAGTCAGTCTTGATGACGCTGGGGTGTTCTTCGGGATCCACCGTGCGCAGGCCCCGCCCGACCATCTGGATCATGGTCGATTTGTAGGAACTCGGCCGCAGCAGCACGACGCAGGAGGTGGGCGGATGATCCCAGCCCTCGGTCAGCACGGCCACGTTGACGATGACGCGAATTTCGCCCGAGGCATAGGCGGCGAGGATTCGGCGACGCATGCCGGCATCAAGATCGCCATGAATGACGGCCGCCGAAACCCCAGCGCCGTTGAAGGCGGCAGCGACGTTTTCGGCATGGGCGACGGTGGAACAGAAGACCACGGTCGGCCGCTCGCTCGCCTTTTCCTGCCAGTGCCGCACGACCTCATCCGTCACCGGCGCGCGGTTCATGATCTGCGCGACCTCGGTCATGTCGTAGTCGGCAGCGCTTTTGCGCACGGCGCGCAGCTGGTCCTGCACGCCGACATCGACGACGTAGGTGCGGGGCGGAACGAGGTGGCCCGAGGCGATCAGCTCGCCCAGCCGGACCTGGTCGCCGACATTGTCGAAGATCTCGCGCAACCCCTTGCGGTCGCCCCGGTTGGGCGTGGCGGTGACGCCGAAGATCCGGCAGGCGGGATTGGCACCCCGGACATGATCGATGATCCGGCGATAGCTGTCGGCCACTGCGTGATGTGCCTCGTCGATGACCAGAAGGTCGAGCGCGGGCATCGCGGCCAGATTGGCGGGCCGAGACAGGGTCGGCACCATGGCAAAGGTGGCCCGCCCGACCCAGCTCTTGGCCTCGGCATCGACGACGGAGGTAGTGATGTCAGGCGCGACCCGGCCGAACTTCGCCCGGTTCTGCGCGGTCAACTCGTCGCGATGCGCGAGGATGCAGGCCTTGGCATCGCTGCCCTCGAGGGACTTCGCGACAACCGCCGACAGGGCGATGGTCTTGCCGAAGCCCGTCGAGGCGATGCTTAGGGTGTTGCCGTGATCGCAGAGCGCAGCGAGGCTGCGCTCCACGAAGAGGCTTTGGCGAGGGCGAAGGCGCATGGATCAGGCCCTCACTGCGCCCAGGAGGGACGACCCGGTACGGGCGACGCGGGCTGCTGCTGGACCGGCTGCGGCGGCGCGGGCTGCTGCTGGACCGGCTGCGGCGGCGCGGGTTGCGCGGGCGGGTGGTAGCCGGGCTGTGCGGACAAGCCCATATGTTGGGCGTAATCCCGATGGTCCGGCGTCACTGCGCTGCGGATTTCGTTCTTGTCGTCTCCGGTGGCATCGGTGCCGACATCGATCCGGGCGAGGAATTCGATCCCGTCCAGATCCCGAAGGCCGTTGATCCGCCGCGCCGCCTGCGCTTGCGGGGACTGGTCCTTGTCGGAAATCCCCCGCGCCGAGTTCAGCATGCCGCGGATCATGCTGCGGCCCATGTTCGCCCAGTCCGGTCCCTTCGGGCTGTAGAGGCCAATCAGCGTGAAGATCTTGCGCCGGGCATACTGCCCCTCGGTCACGGTGAACTCGCCGTTCAGGTACACGGCGCCAGTCGAGCCGCGGGTGGCATAGCCCCCGGTCCAGCCCTGCGAGGGATCGTCGTAACCGCCGGGACGGATCGTCAGGCGGACCTTGGCCAGCGTGCCCTTGGGGATGAGGTTGGTGTTGGACTGCGCGTCGTTGAAGTCGTTCCAGGAACCCATGGGGTGTCTCCTCTTGCGGATCAGGTTTGCGGATGGGGGTGATCGGCCGCGCCGTCGGTGGGCGGCGTGAAGGTTAGGCGCCTTGGCGCGGGCGTGCCGGGGGCGCGGATCTTGTCCATCAGGCGGCCGAGATGCGGCTCTTCCACCGGGCCAAGCCGACCGGAACGGTCCTTGGCCGGGAAGCCCCAGGGGTTGATGGTGTGGCAGACAAAAGCGCGGTAGGGATCGCCGCCATCGGCCTTCAGCTCGGCCATGGTGATCACCTCGTCGACGATCCCCGGCAGCTCGAGCCCGGTCTTCGATCCGTCGATCTGCGGCTGGAAGATGCGCCGGTTGAAGTCGTCGAACTTCTCGTCGAGGATCCCCACGAACCAGACGTTCCGGCCCCGGGTGTGCTGGAGGTGGGTCAGCCAGGCGATCATCTCGCGCCCATGCAGCCCGTAGGCCCCGCGGACGTCCGGCTTGCCGGTCTTTTCCGACACCGCCTCGGGCTGGCCCTTGCACCACTGAAAGCAGAGCCGCCCCGCCACGGTGATCGAGTCGACGAAGATCGTGTCGTAGCGATCGAGCGCGGCGGGATCGCCGAACTTCTGGCAGACGGCGGCATGATGCGCGGGGCTGTAGGGCTGTTCGTCGCGCAGGGCCGGATTGGGCCCGCCGATGAACACCGCGAAATCCCGACACTCCGCCCATGTGCGCGGCCGGATGCTGTCGCCCGGCCAGCCCTCGATGGCCAGATCGCCTGCCTCGAGGTCGATGAACAGCGTGCGGGCGGGGTCGAGCGTCCAGAGAAGGCTGGTCTTGCCGATGCCGGACTTGCCGAAGATGCAACCCTTAATGCCGCGCGGCTCGGCCAGCCGCTGGTCGGCGGTGATAATGGGCAGGCTCACGCGCGATCCTCCTGCGGCAGCAGGTCGATCTTCAGCGTGCCGGTCTTGACGGTGCGGGCGGGCTCGAAGCCCTGGCGGATCGCCTCGGGCCAGGCGACATAGGCACGTTCGGGCACCTTGAAGCTGATCTCGACATATTCCGCCGGATCTTCACCCGCAGCGCGGATGCGCTCGACCATCGACGCGAGCTTGGCCTGGTCCCATTCGACACGTTTCGGCAGGTCGGCGACCACGGTGAAATCGCCATCGACAATGCGAACGGTGCCGGTGTCCTTGCCGCAAGCGCGGCGTGCCTCGGCAGCGCGGGCAGCGTAGCGGACCTCGAGCGCCGTGGAAAAGCGCGCGGTGACGGCCTTCATCTGCTTGGCCGCGGCGTCGATCTCTCGCTGGAGGGCGGCCAGAAGTTCGACGGGAAGCTGGGCGATTTCGCCTGCGGGCAGGTTGATCAGCTGCTCGATGCTCGGGGTGTTCTGGGGGAACGTCATGGGGGTCTCCGTGAAGGGGATAGGGTCAAGCGGCTTCAAGAAGGCGCATGGAAAGGGCAGGACCGGCCTGGCGGGGTCTGGCCCGGGCGATGGCGATGTAGGCGAACTGGTCAGGGCCGATCCGGGCCTGCACGAGGTGGACAAGGCCCTGCTCGGCGGCGCGCAGCGCGGCCGATGCCACCAGGCGAAGGGCGCGCTGCTGTTCGGCGGGCAGCTTCGAGATGACGGAGGTCGCGTCGACCGCGAGAAAGCCGCGATGGTAGACCAGCGTCTCGCCGGGTGCGGCCTGCGCGATCCAGGCCGAAAGCCCCACCTCGTCGAGCGCTGGTCCGGCCGCGCCGAAGATCGACACGACGCCCGTGGCGCGGAGGATGGAATGCCGGGCCATCATGCCGCGCCCCGATCTGCCGTGCTGCGCCGCTGGCGGGACTGCTCGTAGGCCAGCACATCCTCGAGCCGGTAGACCACACGGCCACCGATTTTCAGGAAGGCCGGGCCCTCGCCAGTCCAGCGCCAGCGTTCAAGGGTGCGCGCCGAAATGCTCCAGCGCGCGGCAAGTTCGGTCTGGTTCAGGCAGGTTCTGGTCTGCATCGTCCTCTCCCGATGTGTCGTCGGGAGGAAGATGCACGGCGTGATGCGGGGATGTCGTCGGGATCAGAGTGGGATGCAGCGGGGGATCAGCCGGACCATTTCAATCATGGGGTGAATCATGTGTCTGTGGGATCGCCATCCCCCTCCATCCCCCGGTGCATCCCACAGCGGGAAGCAAACAGGGACGCGCGGAGGGTCCGACTCAGAGGCCAGCGAGGCGATAGGCCCCGCGGCCGTTCGACTCGATGAGCAGCGGCCAGTCCTTCTTGGACTTGAAGACATCGGCCATCTTGAGGCTGCGCGACCCGGCCCGCGAGAGCACCGCCTTGCCACTTTGCCACGGATCACCCCGCATGGCCGCCGCATGCAGGATCCGCACGACCTGCGCCTGGATCGCACCGAGTCGGAACTCTCGGCCATTGCAGCGGACGCTCTGGTAGTCGGCAGAGGCGTGGAACCCGCCAGCGGACTTCAGTCCCGAGGCACCGCCGAACCCTGTCGCCGCCTCGAAACGGTCGCGTTCTTCGCGCCTTAACACGAGATCCGGCTTGCGGATTTTCAGGCACTCGCGGGAACCGTAGAAGCAGGCATAGTCCGCCTTCGCTGTCCGGAACCGGGTGATGCTGACCTCGCCAAGGCGGAAGAGCTGGAAGACGTCCTGAACGTGCAGGTCCAGCAGCCCATTGAACAAGGACCGCTCGGTGGGGATCGAGAAGCAGCGGCCATCGTCGGTCTCCTCGAAGTCGCCGAACTCGATAGGCAGGTTCAGGATGCGGACCGACAGCCGCAACTCGTCGTTCTCGGCCAGATAGACTAGGTCGACCTCGGGCATCGACCAGCGGGCGAGGACTTCCGGCAGGGTGAAATATGCCTTCTCGATCTCCATCCGAGCCCCCGATTCCCATGCAATCTGTTTAGCTTTTGTTCTAGCCGCTTGACGATCCCAATTCAATCCTGTCATATCCTACTCTATCCACAGCCCCTTGGGGAAAAGATGACCGAACATCACACCCTGGCCGACCGTCTGCGCGCCCGCTCTGACCAGCTCGGCTTGGCACCGGCCCATGTTGCGGAGATGGCCGGGGTCAACCGCTCCTTCGTTTATGACATCCTGCGCGGACGATCTTCGCGCCCCAGCATCGACCGGCTGGCGGATGTCGCCCGTGTGCTGAAGGTCGACCGAGAGTGGCTGATCCATGGCATCGGCGAGATCGAGGGCCCCTCCCCCTTCACCGAAAGCCCGGATGATACCTTCGTGGCGATCGCGCATGCGACGCCCCGCCCCGCCATGGGCGGCGGCGCCGTGGTGACCGAGGACGGCGACACGCCCGGCCGCGCCTATCACTTCCGCCAGTCGTGGATCCGCCACAAGCTGAAGGCCAGCCCGTCACAGCTCCGGATCATGCATGTCGAAGGCGACAGCATGGTCCCCACGCTGCAGGACGGCGATGCCGTGCTGGTCGACATGACGCGCCAGTTCCCCAGCCCCCCCGGCATCTTCGTCCTCGACGACGGCATGGGCCTGGTGGCCAAGCGCCTCGAGCACATCCCCAACAGCGACCCTCCTGCCGTGCGGGTGATCTCGGACAACACGCTCTACCCCGCCTACGAGCGCACGGCCGAGGAGATCCGCATCATCGGCCGCATCCGCTGGTTCGCGCGGGAGATATGA